GGAGTTTCTAGTGCCGCTTTTGCAGTACTGAATGTTCCATTTATAATTCCATTTGGTAAATAAGTCGCTAATGCAACTCTCTCTTTTACTCTTACAGTAACGAAACCATCTCTTACGTTAGTTCCATCTTCGCTAAAGAACTCAACAGATACGTTATCTCTAACCCATAATTGAGCCGCTTGTCCAAAGTTTCCAACAAAAAATGTTCCTGGATTTACTTCGTTGTTAACAGCGATTGGCACACCTAAAAAATTAGGTTGTAACCCTTGATATACTTGATCTTTTAGATAGTTGTTAGTGCTATCTTTTAATAATAAGATCTTGTGAAAATCAGTTGGGTTTAACATTATGTAATCAGCTTTATAGTTACTAATTTGTAACTGGTTTAAAGCCGCTACTAATACATCAAATTCATTTGCTGATTCAACTGATTGGTAAAATTTACCATTACTTGAAACATCAAAGTCAGATGATGAATTATAAAATCCATCTAAATTTGGAGCCGATCCATTACCACCTAATATTTGGTCATCTTCAACTTCCATTAATTTAGCTGGTACTCTTGCTGATAAATAGCTAGAAATTTGTGGAGTATCTGCAAGCATCTCATCAGAGATTCTTAAGTACGTTCCAATTTTTCTAACATTAGCATCAGTTGCAGTCATATCGAAATCTGATTGTGCAAGTGTTGCACCCTCAGCCGCTGCCGCAGCACCATTTGAATATCCACTCTCTTTTACATATTTAACAACATCAGAGTTAGTTGAACCAACTGGGATTAATTGTCTTATGTTTTGTGGAGTTGTAGGATCAAACTTATATCCTGGTATTCTTTGTGGTGGAATTACATCACCAGTAAAGTCAGCCGCAACAGTCATATCAGCTTTTATTTCAAATGCTGATGATCTTGATGCACCATTTCTCATTGAATCTAATGCACCCTCTTTGATAGCTTTTGTTAAGTTACCACCGAATGATTTATCTTCTCTTTTAGATGCTTCAAATCTCTTTTTATTAGAAACTTCAATAGCATCCATTCTCTCAGTAAATTTTTGTGTTAGGTTTGCGATCTCTCCTTTTAGAGCCACATCTGCCTTACCAGTTGCTGAATCAACTGCTTGTCCATGAGCTTTTTCCAATTTAGCATCAATGATGTTGCCTAATTGGTCAAGCTGATTTTTTACATTTTCTTCCATTTTAGTAGAATTTTTTTAAAGGTTATTAATTAAGTATTTGTAAATATCAACCTCTTGACTTTTTTCAACTGGCTCAGTAGTTTCTACAACTGGCTGAGTAGCATTAATGAAATATGTTTTGAGTTTAAGTATTTCTGATTCTAAAGCATATCCCAGATTGTCTGAAATATCGCCTTTCCTAAGTAGCTTACAAATGTTGTCATATCTTTTGTAAACTTGATCAATATTAGAAATGCCTTTTACATCTAATATTTTAGCTTGATCATTTGCCGCTAAAGTTACAGCACTAATTTCATATAATTTTACTTCTCTAATCTCTCTATAATCGCCTTTGTTTTCTTTTACTATTGGCATAATACCAACAGAATTTTCAGTAATAACACCAGCTTTCATTAGTTCAATTACATCTTTTCCTAATGATGTTTTAGGAACTTCGGCAACAAATACCAATCCTTTGTCATCTTCATATAGTTCAGTCATTTTACCTATTGGTTGCATCATATCATGTTGATATAAATATTTAACCCTAGATCCGTTTTCTTGAATTGTTTTTTGGTATGCTCCTTTTCTAATAATATCTTGGTCGCTGTCTTTATTGTCAAAAAAAGATCCATAACCTTTTACTAAGCTATTTTTCTCATCAATGTCATAAACAACATCCCCAAGTGGTGCGGCTTTATAAATAAATTCCATATAATTATATTTTTTGTAAAATTACTAAATTAATTTTTAATCCTTTGTTAACTCATTAATAGCTAAGCCAGCACCAATAACATTTAACAAACTAGATGAGTTATTATATTGATTTGTACGATCTGGATAATATATTGCTGAACATCTACAATTAACAACATTTAAAGCAGATCCCTCACCAGGTCGCATAATGGCTTCACCACCAACAATAAAAGAATCTTTGTTTGGCACTTTTTGCCCATTAGCTTGTGCGTGCCAATCTCTCTCTCTGCCATCAATAGATGTTGACCATTCCTTAATTAAATTCTCACCAGGAAAAACACTTAAGGCACTTTGCTCAACTCCATAATTTGCGGCTCTTGTTGTTTCAGTTCTAACTAATCTTAATGCCTGGTACCTTGAATATTTTTTAAATTGCCTTTTAAGTATTCTCGCTTTTGCATCAGCTCCTAATGCTACAAACTCTGGATCTCTAAATAATCTTTGTGTAATTTTTATTAATGTTTTTTTAGCAGTTCCACTAACTAAAGTTACATTTCTAGCGGCGGCACGATCAGCATAAACACCAAATGCTAATTGCCATTGTGTGATATAATCTTTACTAGAAACACCTTTTTTTAAATATTTATCAAAAGTTCTAGCATACCATTTAGCAAAATGCATTGATGTATCATCATAAAGCTCATGATATAATCTATTAAAAAAACTTATTGTAAATAATGATGTGTAGTCAGTTGATCCTGTTGCTATAATATTATCAACTCCTTTATTGTATTGGCTTTGATAGTATTTTGTAAATCTTGATGTATTTCTTTTTTCTGTTATTTGCCTTTGCTTTTCAAATGCATCTCGCCATTTAACATTACTCATCTCTGATTTGTTTTATTTTTTTGATTGCCCAGTTAACACCACTTGTGCCACCCCATAAATTCCAAGCTACATAGCCATTATCTTTCCATGGTGTATCTTTAAATTTGGGATCAATAGTTGCATTCTCTCTGTGCCTGTTAAATTGTGCCATTCTAGCAACAGTGCTTTCAGATAAACTTTCCCTTTTTGACAAACTCGATGCTCTTTGCCAGCCAACCGATGTGCCACCTCTAACCTCATCTCTGCCATATTTTTCACGCCAATCAATCATTCGCTTAGCATTATTACTAGCACTTTGTGGATAATCATTATAAGATGCTTTTAATTCAATGCTATCTTTGACCTCAATATTACTTATTGGATTTTTTTTTTTACTATCCTCATCAGCTAATGGTTGTGGATCAGCAAAATCAATATCACTACCAGATGCTGGAATTAAGTTAGCTGGTATATAATACTCATCTAGTATTGGATTATCCTCATCATGTGCATACGACATTGCGGCTCTCTTTTCATTTGGAGTTAGCCACCATGCCTTTGACATTTGATCAACCACTTTGTCAGTTTCTTCTTGTAATTCTGGAATAACACTAAAATCATATTCAATGCAAATATTATCACCATACATTGGAGCTAGCCATCTGTTTAATTCATCTTGTATTTTTAAAAGCTCTGGAATAACACAATTTTGATATAATGCTTTTTTAGCTTCTTTTACGTTATTATAAGTGCTAGATTCTGTATTGTTTAATAATACAACTGGCACATTATAGATATTACAAAGGTCCTTAATAGATGCATTGTATTGCTCGATTAAACTCATATCAGATGCATTCAATCCAAAATTAACCCAAGATAATTTCTTTGGTGTAATAATAATATCACCAGCTTTTTTACTTCCCTGATGATCTTTTCTAAATTTATCTTTTAATTGTTGAGCTTGTACCTCATTTAAATCACCCTCATCACTCATTAACAAACCTCTAGCTGTTTGGTTTTGTAAAAACTTAACACCACTTTCAGTTGCCTCATTGTTAGTAGTCATTGATCTTAAACCAGCTTTTAATGGTGATTGACCATAAAGATGTGAACCAGTACCATCAAAGTATGGGTTAAAATCTTTAATGTGGCACATCTGTTCTGCTGGTATGTGATATGTGCCATTGTATTCAATAGTATATGATTCAACTGGCTTCATTATACCCCCAGAATTTATTTCCATAATCTGGCTGGGCATAATGTAAAGCTCAGTATATTTATTAATGTTATCACCAGTTTCTGGACCAATACCATAAATGTATCTGTTGCCAGTTAGTTTACCAAATGCAATCATTTCAGTAATCCAAGATGAATAAGATTGAGCTGGGTTTGGTCGTTCCAATAGTTTATGTAGATCTGTATGCTCTAATTCAACTAATGCGTGTTTCTTTAGCATCTGTGCTTTGATCATAACATTAGGATCACCAATGCCACTTGATAATGCCTTATATCTTTTATAATCACCATCATTAACCTTTTCATATATGTGATATGGAATTGTAGATGCCGCCTTTGTAATAAGGTTTATAATAGAATAAATAGTAGCATTTTTTCTATAACCATCATTAATATAAGTTTCATCATTTTCAGTATTCCAAACAATAGTATTACCGAGCCAATTATAAATAGCTCTGTTGTATTGTTCACTTGTATTTTGGGATTTTGTATTTATTAGTGATTTAAATTTATCAAAGAAAGTTGCCATTAATTTAAAATTTTATGTAAAAATACAAAATAATAAATTCTTTTATTATACAACAAAAAAATCATTTCTATTTCGCCACCTACTATAAACACAATATCTGATCGAATCTAGCAAATGGTCCGCTTGGTTAGATTTTGGTTTATTGATTATTGTGCCATCTTTTAGCTCATCATAAATATAGCTTTGTTGTTCTTTTAATATGTTTGATGATTCCTCACTAACATAAATATCAAATTCTTTTAATAAGCTAATACCAGCATTAATACTCCCTTGACCTTTTACAGCACCCTTTGCCCATATACTCATTTGTCTAAGCTCCTCAATACTTTTTGGCTCAGCACTATCACAATACATTAGCATCTCATCTAGTTTTTGCTTTTTAATAAACTGAGCAATATCTCTGTTTGTCATTCCTTTTTTATAAATAAGCTCATGAATGTATAAGCTGTTATTATGTTTACCAACTTTTACAATAGCTAAATTGTCCTGGGAAAATCCAAAATCACATCCAAGCACCTCATCATCTAATTGTGGAAAATCTTTATGTGGTATGTAATTCCAATTTTTAAATATTTGCTTTTCACTAAATACAGCTCTTTGTCCTTCACCATACACTCGCCAATAATCTGGATCTCGTTCTTTAATCCTTTCAATCTCATCAACTAATTCTTTAGGCAAAAACTTATTGTCTTTGTATGTAGATATAAATAAGTTTGCATCATCTCTCTCGGCTAGATCATAAAGATAATGTACTGGATCAGATGGGTTAAAATCAATATAAACTTGTTTTCTGGTCCTCATTACTAATTGCTGGTAATCTTCAAAAAACAATTCATTGCCCTCATTAATCCAAAGTATATCCCTTGCAGATCCTCTAATTTTCTGAGCATCATCAGCACTAAACATCTCTAGTGTATGCCCATTAAATTCAAATGTGTTTTCTGACTTGTTATGCACCCCATTCCAGTAAATACCTAATTGTCTTGATATATGTAGAAAATCTCTTAAAACTGATCTTTTAAGTGCTGGTAATGTTTTCCTAACTATGCTAATAGTAATTGGCTTCTTTTCAGTAGTCATTAGATACAAACAATATTGCATCAAGCTCCAAGATTTACCAGATCTTGTACCCCCTTGAAATATGTTTAATCTGGCTTTTGAATTTACAGCTTGATAAAATTGCTTATTACAAAACTCAGTTACTCTTTTTGGTTTGCTGGTGTCCATTCAATAATTTTGCTTTCAATAGAGCCATCATGTTGTATTTCTTGCCTTTCAACATAACCTCTTTTTTTTCCTTTTGTTTTTAGTAGAAATATTGTTGCTGTTGTATTGCCATCTCTTATTTGCTCATGCAGTTGGCTCTCTGCAAAATCTAAAGCTACATTTTGTAACTCATCAACTTTTGCTTTAAACTTTTCATCCTTATTGTAATAATCATAATAGGTTGCTCGGTTACAACCTACGTTTTCGCAAGCTGTTGTAACCACACCTAATGAAAGCTCAAGAGCTTCTAATAATTTCTTTTTTATAGTGTTGGTTTTGTTGGCTCTAGTCATGCCACAAAATTACATAAAAAAAAGGGAGTTTAAAAAACCCCCTTTAATTACCTTAATCCATTAGAACTTAATCCTGGGTTTTATATAAGGTTTTAAAATAGTTTGTCAATTAATTCGACTTCCATTTGTTTCAATGCTATTTCTCTTTTTTTATTAGGATAATAATGTTTTAAAATATCAATATCATTCATCAACTCTCTTTTTTTTACATAAACAGAAACCATTGTTGGTTTGCCATCTCTTATTTCTTTTATATAATTCATAATAATAATTTTTTAAATTTCTTTTGATAGTTTAATAGATTCGTTAATTGATTGTTCAACACTTAATCCTAAACCTTGAAATAAAACAATATATGCAAATTGCATATCAACTTTTGTTGGTTTAACTGTTACTGCTTTTAAAGCTGTTAAAATAAATTCTTGATAGTTCATAATTTGTAAGTTTTGTTATTAATTATACTCAAATATACAAATATTTTTTAAATTACAAAATATATTTTCAATTATTTATTGTTTTTTTTATTATACAGATATAAATAGAGATCCCAGATTTTATCACTTGCATCTTTTTGAGATGTATATGTGTGAGGTGATTTAATTAATGTGCCATCATC